ATAGCAACGATGGCAGACGGAACAAAATATTTATATGACAAGCTGACAGAGACTTATCGGATTTTGCCGCGAGACAGTCACACACTTACTGATGAAGAAATCAAACGCGAGTTTACCATCAGATTTAGAAAAATGATGAAAGACCGGTGGATGACTCAAAAAGAATTGTCACAGTTAACAGGCATATCGGAGCAAACCATTAACAAATATACAAATGGAACTGGCTTTCCGACAATTGTCAATCTTGATAGAATCTGTAAAGCGCTTGGATGCTCTGCTGATGATTTTAGATATTTGTAAATGAAAGGAGAAAAATATATGAGTGGATCACTTGTTATGACATTAATTACGATAGTCACAGTTATTTCAGTTATGGTCGGTTATGGATTTAGAATACTAGTGGACTTAGGTGCATGTTATTTTTCAATGAATGCAATCATGTCAGCGATTATTAATCAGCCAATCAGTGAAATGGAATTTTTATTAACTTGTTTATTTACAATTTGTTACACAGTAATGTGGTCTGTTGAGAAAATTGCAAAGTCTAATAAGACAATTGATGAAACGATTGACAAAGAAAAACAGAAAACGGATTAATGAGAGTAAGGGCTTGTAAAATTTACAGGCTCTTTTCTTTTTGCCCTAAAAATGCAATCGCAAAAATTACAATCCCTTTTATGAAGAGAAAAGAGATATAAATGGCAAATCGTCATTTCGCTATTATTTAGCAATCTCTTTATCTTTTCTGTTTTTCATCCTTTCTTAATACAGTGTTTCAAGGAGGTCTATTTGACTATGAAAGAAAATGAATTTCAATCTCGTCTTAAAAAAGAAATCCTCGCTAGGTTTCCGGGAGCGATCGTGATGAAGACTGACTCAGCTTCTATGCAAGGTATTCCGGACCTGTTAATTCTTTACAAAGACAAGTGGGCCTCTTTGGAATGCAAGAAAAGCGAAGCAGATTTTAAAAATCATCAACAACCAAATCAAGATTACTATGTTCGTAAACTGAATGCTATGTCGTATTCAAGTTTTATATATCCAGAAAATAAGGAGGTCGTTTTGGATGAACTTCAACAAACATTCAAATCTTGAGGGTAGGCACGCGTTTCTGTCAGCAAGCCAGTATCATTGGTTACGATATGACAAAGATAAATTAGCGGCAACCTTTATGAATGCTCTGGCTAAACAGAGAGGCACTAAATTACACAGCATCGCTGCTGATCTTATTTCTGAGGGCATCAAGTTGCCTAGAAGCAAACAAACATTGAATATGTATGTGAATGATGCTATCGGATATAAGATGACACCCGAACAGATCTTATATTATTCTGACAACTGTTTTGGAACAGCCGATGCAATATCTTTTAGAAACAAGTTTTTAAGAATACATGATTTGAAGACTGGCGATGTACCAGCACACATGGAGCAGCTTTATATTTATGCTGCTTTATTTTGTTTAGAATACTTTGCTAATCCAAATGATATCCAGATAGAATTAAGAATCTATCAGTCGAATGAAGTATTTGTAGAAGTGCCAAATCCAAAAGATATTTTGGAAATTATGAACAAAATCAAAGAAAGTTCAAAGATCATCGATGAGATCAAATTGGAGGGCTCAGTATGATATTTTACGAAGATAAGCCCTCTATAGAAGAGGTATTACTACATTCTGGTGAAACATATTTATGCCATTATGGTACACCTAGGCATTCGGGACGATATCCTTGGGGATCTGGTGAAGACCCATACCAGCATTCTGGTGATTTCTTGGCAAGAGTTCATCTACTGAGAGAACAGAACTTTACATACACAGACAAAGATGGCAAAACATGGATTGGTGATACAGCAATTGCGAAGTCTATGGGATTGAATTCAACTCAGTTCAGAACACAATATACACTAGCCAAAAATGAACGACGTATGGATCAAAGAGCGAGTGCCTTGTCTATGAAAAAAGATGGTAAGACAAACGAAGAGATTGCTCAGGCTTTAGGATTAAAAGGTGAGTCATCAGTAAGATCATTGCTGAACGAAGACTCTGCAGCAAGAATGTCGGCCGCTCAGCAGACTTACGAAGTTTTAAAAAAGCATGCTGATGAAAAAGGCATGATTGATGTCGGAACTGGTGTCGAAAGAGAGCTTGGTATTTCTAAAGAGAAAATGAAAGAAGCTCTCTATATGCTTGAGCGAGAAGGATATAACGTTTACGGTGGCGGTGTTCCTCAAGCTACAAATCCAGGTAAGCAAACAAACTTAAGTGTATTGTGCAAACCGGGCGTCGAGCATAAAGAAATATATGACTATGATAAGATTGGTCATATCGAAGATTACGCATCTCAGGATAATGGTTTGACTTTTCATAAGACTGCATACCCAGCAAGTCTCGACTCAAAGCGATTAGCAATCAATTATGCTGAAGATGGCGGTAATCTTAAAGATGGTGTTATTGAACTTCGAAGAGGTGTAAAAGATTTAGACCTTGGCAGTTCAAACTACGCACAGGTTCGTATATTAGTAGACGGAAATCGATATTTGAAAGGTATGGCTGTATATGCAGATGACTTACCAGATGGGATTGATGTCCGATTTAATACTAATAAGACTAAAGATGTTCCAAAAATGGAAGTCTTAAAAGACACCGCTAAAAATCTTAAAAAAGATCCTACAAATCCGTTTGGCGCTTTAATTAAGGCTGATGGCCAAAGCTATTATACTGACGAAAATGGTAAGCAGCAACTCGGTCTAGTCAATAAAACAAGAGAAGAGGGAGATTGGAACCAATGGGCTAAGAAATTACCATCTCAGTTCTTAGCTAAACAGAATAGTCGATTAGTAAAGCAGCAATTAGATTTAACAGCGGCTGAAAGATATGCTGAATTCGATAGCATTATGGGCTTGACGAATCCATCAGTCAAGAAGCGTATGTTGAAAGACTTTGCTGATGATTGTGATGCATCTGCCGTACATTTGAAAGCAGCAGCCCTTCCACGTCAAAGGTATCAAGCTATCCTGCCACTGACAACTATTGGTGACAATGAGGTTTATGCACCTAACTACAAGAACGGAGAACAGTTGGCACTTGTCCGATTTCCTCATGCTGGTACATTTGAGATTCCTGTTCTTAAGGTCAATAATAAGAATGCTGAAGGCCAGAAGATGATGGGAAAACAGGCTTTGGATGCTATTGGTATCAGTGCTAAAACAGCAGCTCAGTTATCTGGTGCAGACTTTGATGGTGATACAGTTATGGTTGTGCCAACTAATCGTAATGTAAAGATTACTGGCACTAAACCATTGAAGGGACTTGATGGCTTTGATCCATCGATGGCTTATGGTGGAACTACTAAGATCGGGGCTGATGGTAAGGAACATTATTATCGAAATGGTCGAGAGTACAGAGTCATGAGTGAACATCAGAAGCAGATACAGATGGGCGTTGTATCTAATCTGATTACTGACATGACCATTGGCGGTGCAAACGAAGATGAGTTGGCAGCTGCTGTACGGCACAGCATGGTTACAATTGATGCTGTCAAACACAAGTTGGACTATAAACAGTCGTATGAAGACAATCATATTGAGAGTCTTAAGAAGAAGTACCAAGCAAGAATCGATCCTGAGACGGGAAGAGTTAAGACTGGTGCTGCAACATTGCTATCTCGTGCTAAGAACGAAGTCGACATACCTAAGCGGCAGGGCTCTGGTATCATTGACAAAGAGACTGGCGAGATTCGGTACAAGACAAAGGATGAATCATGGATTGGTAAGGATGGTAAAGAGCACAAGCTGACTCAGAAGTCTACACAGATGGCAGAAGCTAAGGATGCTAGACAGTTATCCTCCGGTTCTGTAGTAGAGGAACTATACGCAGACTATGCCAACCAGATGAAAGCCCTAGGTAACCGGGCCCGTAAGGAGATGGTGAACACCCCAGGTGGCAAATACAATCCTTCAGCAAAAGCGAAGTATAAAAAGCAAACAGATCGTCTTGACGCAGCATTGCTTGTTGCCGAAAAGAATGCTCCTCGTGAACGGCAGGCACAGCTTATGGCCAACTCTAAGGTGAAGGCTATGCGTCAGGCTAATCCGGACATGACTAAGTCAGAGATTAAAAAAGCAGGTCAGCTAGCATTAGTAGAAGCTCGTGCAAAAGTGGGCGCTGATGGCAAGTCTGCCCGTATCACAATCAGTGATGATGAATGGGAAGCTATTCAAGCTGGTGCAATCACTTCGTCAAAGTTAGATCGAATCATGAATCACACAGACATGGACCGACTTCGTGAATTAGCAACACCTAGAACTAGTCGTGCTCTGACACAAGGACAGACTAATAGGATACGAGCTATGAAGCTGTCTGGATACACCAATGCCGAGATAGCAGATGCTTTGCATGTATCTTCATCAACAGTGACTGCATACTTAAGTGAGAATAAAAGAAAGGAGGCATCATAATGGCTGAAGCTTACTTAACTACATTTGACAATCCTTATGATCCTCGTTCTGACTTTGATCACTGGTACTTGTTTGATGTATTAAAAGGTTACAATTCTTGTGGTTTGTTAGGAAGAATTGCAAATGTTTCTGATTCAATGACAGACGACGAAAACAAACAAGAAATTGAAAGAGCAATTGATGAAATCATTCGTTATG